GAAAAGGAACGGACGAGGATAACCATTTCAGATTCATAATGGATACTATGGTCTTTAAAAATGTCATCTTGTACAATGGTAATAATTTTATGTGTAATAACGGAATTCTGTCTGGCCATTCGTGGACGGCCTCAATTAACTCTATTTGTAATTGGGTGATCTGGACATCTACTTTTAAAAATTGTCCACATATTCCTAAAGCTGTAAAACAAAATTATTCTTTGTAAGTGCAAGGTGATGACGTTAAAAATAATACTGTCTTTGAAATTACTAAAAGACAGCGTGCGAAAATAATTGAATGGATTTTACAGAATTTCAATTATAGAGCGAAATATGGAGGTAAAGTACATAAAAAATCATATGACGTCATTGGTTTGAACACTGCAAGTTTTCTTAAAAGAGTTGTCAATGCGAAAGGAATGATAGATACTCCTGTTTTGGATATTTGGGAAAAAATATTAACTGGACCTGAATATTCAGGTTGTCGAAGTCATCGTATGATTCACTTAAAAAGAAGACTTAACGATTTATGTATTTTTGATAGAGTTAATCGTCAAAGATTAGCTTACTATTATGCTCTTGTGCGCATTTACCCCAAGATGTCGCACAGGGTGGAGAAAGAAATGTTTGCTCTTTTGTTCACTTTAACGGATGGGTTTACAACCTCCTTAATTAATAAATGGGAAGTATTTTTCAGAATCTTTGGTTTGAACCGAGAAACATTTATTCAGACTGCTGCCTATTACGAAAATTATTTTGTGAGCTATACAAAAAGAATTTTCTAAGGTACGATTTCAAGTGTGATTATGTGGATTATTGGAAAGAACGGAAGAAAAGTGTTACGGTAAGCCAAATTTTACAGAATTATGATTCAATTCCTTTGTGGTATCATAAAGGTGGTTTTAAAATTCTTTATAGCACGAGAATTTTTAAAAGAGGAATACTGAGCACGCGGAATAAATTCCGCAAAAATAAATATAATAAAGCGATGAAACGACTCTTGTCATTTTAGGCTAAGCTTTTTTATAACTCCTTATTGAGTACTGGTGGAGTCCGCATAGATGTCCTTGTCATGTTACTATGAGTTCTCCTCAGGGGAGCGAGATGTGGCGAAATATTATAGCCGC